ACATCAGCTAATGCTGTTACTGCTGGAGCTTCAACTTCAAGCTGTCTCTTCTCAGCTAATAACTGCTCAATCTTTTGTTTTTGCTGTAGTTCTGCCTCTCTATACTGAGTTGCTAGTTTTTCTGTAGCCTCTTCATATCTGCCTTTTGCCTCAAGCTCTTCCTGTTCTTTTTTTTGCTTAAAAGCAATTAAAGCATTTACATCTACATCTTGAGGTACAGCTTTTGCCGCTTCCTTAGCTTTCTTGTAATCATCTAATATTTCAGAATTAGATTTTCTTAGTCTTTCAACTTCAGCTTTCAACGCAGCCATTTCAGCTGAGTTATCAGGCTTGATTACTTCGTCTGCCATAAATAAAAAATTTACAATTATTCACAATCTTAGCTCCACTTCGTGCGGTCTGCCCAAAATGCCGCTGACATTTTACCTTTGGCAATATTTTTAGCGTGTCTAGCTTTAAAACTCTTACGTTTTGCCTTATCTGCAGCTGATTCGCCCTTTGTAGGTGGTTTATTTTTTGCTCCCTGCATACCAAACCTGATGAGTTTTACCTTATCGCCCACTTTTGCCAAGACGACATGAGATTTAGTTGGGTGTGATGGAGTTCGCTTTGGTTTGTTGAAACCAGCAAGTCCAAATCTTTTAATTCTAGGATCACTCATTTCTTTTTCTTCTTTCTCATCAAGTCAGCATCAGCTTTTCTAGCTCCACCTTTACCAGAAATAAAACTATTGACTCTGCCCATAGCCCACGCACCCATAGGGACATTGCGTGAACCGCTAGACAAATAAGCACCTTGACCACGCCTATAAACAGCGGCAAGTTGACCATAAGTAAATCTGGACTTGTCTGCCTTAGCTCTTAGACTTTTTTCTACGGCTGCGGACAGTGGTTTTCTTTTTGGAGCCATCTTGTTTAGTGCGTGATTTGGATACTGCCTTTATATCAATAAACTCTCCTCTTTTGTAAGCTTCCGCAGTGCGTTTAATCTCAGATGCCTTTGCAGTCTTGTTCTTGGCCCCACTAAGATATTTCTTAGCAACGCCAGTCTTTTTATCTTTCGCTACCTTGCGGAACTTTCTCACTTTTTAGTTTTCTTCTTAGGTTGTTTTTTTGGTTCTTCACCTTGTTTAGTAAATTGATAACCCATTATTTTTTACCGCCTTTTTTAACTTTTTTCTTTTTTTTTGGTGGTCTGCCGACCTTTGAACCATAGGTTCCTTTTCCCATTGGCATGATGTTAAAAAGTAACTGTTTTTATCTTACTTCCTTTTGGGTTTTTTGGCAGTTGATAAAGCTATTGCTTGAGCTTGCTTTAATGTGCGGCCTTCTGTCATCAAAAGCCTTATGTTGGCACTAATAGTTTTCTGTGACTTTCCTTTTTTTAATGGCATGATCTTCTATGTATATATTCTTTGTAACTGTTCAAGTGTTCTTTCGCTACCATCTTCTCTTATCATCTTTCTGATAGCAGCTTGTCCAGAGCCTTCTTTTTTTGCAATTTTTTTAAAAATTCTTACTTTTTGTTCGCTGCCAAGTGTTTTAATCTGTAAATTTTTATTTTGAGTCAATAACCAATCTCCATAAGCTGTGCCTTGTGGAACTCTTCCAGTACCCTCTCCAGTAGGTCGTGTCACAACTTTACCTACTGGTGGCTTTTCAAGACTTGGATATTTTTCTTGCAATTTATCAAAGTCAACAACAGGAACGGTAGTTGATCGACAATTAAAATGTTGTGGTGGCATTGGCCCTTTATTATATTCAAACTTTTGCCCATCAAGTCTTCTACATATTGGACTTGTTCTTGAATCTAAAGTTGCAACATATTCATATTTAGGTGCAATTTTACTATTTGCTGCGTAAACAGCCTGTGATGCTTGGTTTTGTACTTGATTAACAGATGTCCTCACTATTGTTTGTACTTGATAATTAGCTAATTTTGTTGTAATTCCACTTTTTTTTGCCATTTGCTTAACGCTTTTTGTCAAATCTTCAAACTGTAAAGTTCCTGTCAAATTTTTTGCAATTTGTTGTGTGCTTTCACCAGAAAAAACACCAGTTCTAATTGCTAAAGCTAATTTTTCCTGAGAATTTACTGCAATACCACGAAATGCTTTATTTACTGTTTCACCGTTTGGTAGTGTTATTGAAGCACCTTGTCTAGCTGTAAGCTCAAATTTACCAGATCCAAAATTAACAAAATCATCTTCTGTAAATTGCTTACTTGTAAAAATATTTATTTGAGTAGGGTCTGTCATTATTACTGAATCTGCGTATTTTGGACTTATTGCAACACTATTAATTGGTATATCACCTGACGCAGTGACTTTTTGAAGTTCTTTTACAATGAAATCTCTTTGTAAGAGAGCTACTCCCTGTAATTCCTTTTTAAAATCTTTTGCTGTAATACCTGACCATGTATTTAGGCTATCTTTGGCTTGTTTAATTATTGCTCTAAGTCTTTTTCTTGTCTGTGGTGCAATAACAACCGCCTCTCCAGCAATTCTTTGTCTTAAATCTATATCTCTTAACTGTTTTGCAGCTTTTAATATAATTTCGTTGTAGGTGACTGCATATTTTTTTGCAACAGCATTACTGTACCTATTTAAATCAATAGTCTCCCTAAAAAATACCTCTGGAGTGGACATTTATCATTCGTCCTCTACGTCCGCTAGATTCTCCGCTGGGGCATCTGGTTCTTCTCTCTCCGTCAAACCTCCGTTCTGTGTAGTTTCGATCTCATCTTCAACGTCAAAGTCATCACCAAGTATCTCTCCAGCTGATAGCTGATTCAATAATGTCTCCTGACTGATAGTGCCAGAGGTAAACAATGCAAGTAATGACTGGATCTCCTGTGGTTCTAGCCTTGCAGAAACAAAGTCTCTGTTCACAAAACAGCTGCCAGCATTAGGTTCATTGAGATATTCGCTATGGAACTTCAAGCAATTATCAATCAAGTCTTGCATTTGTTGGGCAACTACCATCATTGTGCTGTCATTTTGCGATCTATCTATTCTCTTGGCCTCTGCTGTCTCTCCTACTAACTTCTGACCAAGAACAGCTGCAAGCGATAATGTATTGATCTGCTCTTTTAAATCTGCAAGAAGTCTAAATTGTGCATCATAGCTATCCGCAGAAGGTGAAACATATTCCATACGTGAATCTGGTGGCAATGCTAAAGCCTCACTAGGGCCTGTCGTGATCTCATCAGCATTTGGATAACCATAAACTACTAAATTAGGAACTGCACTAATATGCAAAATGTTAAACAAATCTGACTGTATTTGATAATGCTTAAGGTTTAACTCTGCAATGTCATATAAGGGACTGCGGCTTTCATAGAATCCAACTCTGTTGGAATACGCAACAGCAAAGGGTATCTTGTCCTTCAAACTCATTTCGCCCTCTTCAAACAATTTATATTCGCCCTTCTTGTCGTCTTTTCTGTGGATTTCGTATCTACCACGTTCAAGCACCCTGATCTGAGATATTACCTTCTCACCATATTGGCCATCTGGCTCAACAACCCTCTCCAATAAACGTACCTGTGTGAGTTCTCTTGCACCATCTATGATCTCAGTCCTCCAACCTAATATATCCTCTGGCTTATATGTCACCCAGTATGGCCTTGCCTTCTCTCCTTCCTTTGGTGCATCTACTAAAACACCACAATGTCCAAATGAAACAACGATTCTTGCAGTCTGGTAAAGCCAGATATTTAGATCATTGCCTTCTAAATCAACATCAAACAGCTGCTCTCTAACTAAATCAGATACATCATCTAGTCTTATGGGCTTTCTGACCAACATACCAGACAGCATTTTCTCTATTCTTTGAAGATATGGAACTACTGTTGACCTTGCTAATCTGCGATCATAGCTATCATCTACTTCTCTTTCTAACTGGGGCAAGTATTTTCTATGCTCACTCCTGATTTTATATGTGCCTTCTTTCAAATCTGCTATCAAATCCCAAAACTGTGCCATGCGTTGATAGGCTGCATTGGGGCTTGCAACTGTTGTTACAGCTTGAGTGATGGACTTATTGTAAATATCAAGTGAGCTATACACGTTTTTGCCTCAATAGTACCATGTCTTTAATATATTCTAATCCCTGTAGGTTTGCCCGCCCTAGCAAACAATGGATTGAACTCACGCCATATTAAATATCCCACAGCGTCAGCCATATGGTCATAGCCAGACTCTTTATCAGGCTCTCCCTTTTCGTTGTATGACTGAAGTTCCATTGATTCAATTAGCTTTCTGCAACTGGCATGGATTTGTAAACGGCTTTCCCCTTTGCCGTTACATAGTAAAGCCTGTACGG